CCGTCCATAACCATCCCCCTATAAAGCATTTGAGTGTCCGCCACCGGTACCAGCGGTGACGGACGGCGTCATGAAAAAGGAACCATCCCATGACAGAGATAACAATAGCCCACGAGCCTCCGGCGTCCACCGTCAACCAGCCCACGCTGTCGGAGCTGGTCGACGTGTTCCGTGCTCTTGTGTCGGAGGCGTCCAATGCGAATATGCAGGTGGCGGTGCCGTTGCATCAGGCCACGCTGATGCTGGGCATGAAGGACGACGCCTTTACTAGGAACCTGATTCGCCAGGGTCGTATCCGCGTTCGTAAGGAGCCGGGTTCGAAGACGACGTTGGTGTCGGTCAGGTCGATTCGCCAGTACATGGGTGACATCCCAAAGGGGGCGCGCTGATGCGTTACGTGATTCGCAGGATCGTTCTTGTGGTGCTGGCCGCCATGTGGCTGCTGGCGTTCGTGCGCATGTCCGTGCCGGACGCCTGCATTCATCCCCTGGTGCATGTGGTCGCGTTCCTGGTGGTGGTGCTGTTGCCGCTCATGGTGGTGTCACGTATCGAGGAGGAGTCATGAGCGTGATGCAGCCGACGATCGATGACCTGCTCGCGCCGGTGCGGTCCGCGAACCCCGTGACGAGCGTCCTGGCGGCCGTGTCAGTGGACGTGCGGGGCAAGCAGCGGCTGACGTTGCTGGCGTTGCGCGAGCTGCGCCGGCACAACGCGGCACCGGTCGAGGCGTGGCGCGTGCACCGGATGGCGCAGCGCATCCAGCATCGCGAGCATCCCTCGGCCCGTCCGTTGGGCGAGAGCACGATCCGTACGCGCCTGAACGAGTTGTACAGGGCGGGTTTCGTGCTGGTCGTGGACCGGAACGGTCTCACGGAGGCGAATGGCCGTTGTGCGCGCTACGGGCTGTCCGCGATGGGTGTGAGCGAGGCGAAGGAGCTTGACCATGAGGAAGCTTGAATCATTCGATTTCCGGTGGCCGTTGACCCCGGAGGGCCGGAGTATGTCGTTCACGGATCTGTTCGAGGAACTCTTGGCGACGATCAGCGAGATCAATTCGCGCAGGGAGTGGCCGCTCGTCGTGCTGGTCCCCATGCCCGGTGATGTGACCCTGAACCGGGATGGCGGCGTGCTGACGGCCCGATGCCAGTGGGTGCGCAAGAGCGAGGCACGCGATGGACGCGGGTGACTACAGGATGATCGTCCGCTGGGTGACCGGCGTACTCGCTGACGAGCACGTGGCCCAGTCGCCGCGACTGCTTGACGCCTGCCACACGCTGATGGACCACGCCTGGTCGAGGCTCCATCCGAATGCGGGACCGTCCAATGAGACGCATGCGAAGACAAGGGAGGAATCATGATCATGAGGATCGACCCGAAGGTCACGGATCACAGTCCGCTTGGCAGGTTCAGTGAATCGGACCGTCAGGAGTTCAAGCTCCATGGCCGCAAAGCGGTGAAGGCCGCAGCACTGTCGGTGATGGACTCCCATGCGTGGAATCGTCTGAACGAGCTGCACACGTCCGGCGCGCGGTTCACGAAGCGTGTGGGCAACTACTGCGCACAGTGCGCCAGTCCGGTGCTGGACGCGTTGGAGGGTGAGCCGTTGAGCGACTACCCCATCGGCCTGATCACCCATGCCGTGCACACGGCTGACGGCGGGGAGATCATCCGCCTGGTATCGAGACTTGCTGAGAAGGGACGGATGTGATGAGCGATGAGACCTTGATCACGATCGAGGGGAATCTGACCGCGGATCCGGAGACGCGCACGATCGGCAGCGGCGCGACTGTAGCGAACTTCACAATCGCCTCCACTCCCCGCGCCTATGACAAGCAATCAGGGAAGTGGATTGACGGGCAGGCGCTGTTCATGCGCTGCTCCGCGTGGCGCGATCTCGCGGACCATGTCGGCGCGAGCCTGGCGAAGGGCGTGCGCGTCATAGCCCGCGGCAGGCTCTCCCAACGCTCGTACCAGACGCAGGACGGGCAGACGAGAAGCATCACGGAACTCACCGTCGACGACATCGGCCCCTCACTGCGACACGCCACCACGACCGTGACCCGGCAAACCCAATCCCAGGGCTTCAAGACACGCCAGGAGCCTATTCCCGGCGTGCCCACGGACCCATTCAGCCAGGCCGAAGCCGAACAGGCTTTCGAACCGGAATTCTAGGAGGAGACCATGAGTGTTCAGGCTACGAGCTGGGCGCTGCGCGAAGCACCGGTTGGCGGTGACGTCACGTCCAGGCTGATTCTGCTGATCCTCGCGGATTATGCGAAGCCGGATGGCACGGGAGCGTATCCGAGCGTGCACACGGTGGCATTGCTGGCGCGAGTGAGTGACAGGTGCGTGCGTAAGCATTTGAGTGATCTGCACGCGTCTGGCGTGATCCGCAGGGGCGATCAGCGGATCCTGTCGCATATCCGTGCTGACAGGAGGACCACGGTGTGGGATCTGTGCATGAGACCTGCCGGGGAGTCGGGCATGAGCGTGGCTCAGGAGCGTGCGATCGACGTGGAATTGGACGGGGTGAACGAGCGTTCACCCCGTGATGACAGCCCGGAATCCAGTGACGGGGTGAACCACCGTTCAGGTCGTTCGACCAGCGGGGTGAACGAGCGTGCAGGTCGTGAAACGTCACGGGGTGAACGGGGAGGTATCCACGGGGTGAACCACCGTTCACCCAAACCATTAGATAAAACCATAAACACCCCTGTAGCCCCCACGGGGACCACCACCCAGGATTCGAAGTTGCCGAGACGCGAGCTCCCCGAAGACTGGAAGCCGAACGTGCCCGCCAGGATATTCGCCGCCGAACACGGCATCGACCTCAAGGCAGCCGTGGAGAAGTTCCGACTCTGGGCGCTCGCGGACGACCGCCGCTGCCGCAACTGGGATTCCAGATTCCTGCTCTGGCTGCACAACGAGAAACCCATGCAACCCACCAGCCTCACCATCGCACAGCCATGCAACCCGCACACGCACACCTGGCAATGCGACCACGTCAACAAGCTCCTGCGCCGCGACGCCGACGAAGCCCAACCCGACGAACTCGCCTGCCACCTCGCCCGCAGACTCAACGACGGCCAAACCGAGACGCAGGCGCTCGCCGATCTCGGTCTGGCCGCTTCAGACGAGTGGGAGGCCGCGTGATGACCACGACTGACTGGCGTCACATGAGCCCGGAGCATCTCGACGGACGCACGTTCGCCGCGACGACCAGGCATGGCGCGACGTTGCGGGGCACGCTCGGCATGACCGCGCATACGGTGCTCAAGGATTTGGACGGGCTGGCCGTCATCCTGTACATGACGCCGGATCATGCGATGCACCTGAACGAGCAGCTGTTCGCCGGCATCACCATCGGGGGCAAGCGATGAGCCAGCCCACAAGGAAGACCTGCGATCTGGTGGACGCACGTGACGAGTGCTGCTGCGTGCGCTGCGGCAGAAGCCTGTACAGCGTGTTGACGTTCAGCCGTCATCATCGCAGGATGCGCTCGCATCCGTTCCCTGGTCTGCATTTGCCGGGCAACGTGATCGACGTGTGCGGGTCCGGTTCCACGGGATGCCATGGGTACATTCACGAACATCCCGCCGAATCCTATGAAAAGGGCTGGCTGGTGAGGGGTACCGCCGACGTGCTGCCGACTGATGTTCCCATGCTGACGGCCCTGCATGGCTGGGTGCTGATCGATGACATTGGCAATTGGACACCATACGAAACGGAGGAATCATGAGCATTGCGACAGATGAAGCTACCGAATACGCCCGCCACCGGTATTTCGGGCGTGTACACATTGAGCGCCGTGACGGCAACGCCGAAATCATGCCGAATGACCCTCGCCAAATCAACTTCCGTCGCGAGGGGTATATCGCCGGTCGTACCGCAGAATCAACGGAAGCGGAAGTGCGTGCGGCCGCAATCCAGCAGTATTTCGTCGAAAACCCCTATGTCTCAACGCTCGAACAGGCCGAATACGACTTCGATGCCACGATATCCAGCAACGAATGTCGTACACGGATGATGAACGCCCGTTCTGTCCTCGCCACCGTTCGAAGTGCGGTGATGGCATGAAGCGCAGCGACGTTACCGCCATGCTCAGCAGTCTTGTGGAGAAGCGCCTGCGCTCGCGGCACATGTATTGGTCTGCCGAGGTGAGCTTCGACAAGGGCACGGAGGCCGAGAGACGCATCGACTATGTGGCGTTCAAACCGTTCACGCCGAATTATCGGGTCGAGGCGGCGTCGGTGGAGCTGGGAACGTTCGAATGCTATGAGGTCAAAAGCTGTCTCTCGGACTTCCAAAGCGGTCACGGACTCACGTTCTACGGCGACCGCAACTTCCTGGTCACGACCGTGGAGTTCGCGGAGGAGCTGCGGCTCAAGATGCTCACGCCCAACGGCATCGACGCCATACTCGTTCCCAACCGTTCCGGGACGGCGCTGCTCACGCGGGGCGACGAACCGCACGGACGTCACCGGTATGGCTCGCAATCCTATCGACGCCGCGGCGCATCCGAAATGCTATGGCAAATGGTCCAATCCAATCTCCACCACGAAGACCAGGTGACCAGCCGATGAACTGGGTTCCATGGTTCACCGTCCTCATCATCGGACTGATCATCCTGCTCATCAGCATAGAAAGACACTGAAATGGACAACCATATCAGCAAGCCACCCACACACCAATGGCGAGACCACCACTACCAGCACATAGCCGCCACGCCAACATTCGACACCCACTGCCTCGACGCACTCGGCACGTTCGCCGGCAACATCCAAAAAACCATCAACAACATGACCACCGCATATGCCAAAGCGCTCACCACCACAACCAACACCAACCAAACCAGCGCTCGCCGTAGCGCACGGGAGGCGAACCATGAATGATCCAAGCATCAACTGGAACGGTGACAAGCCGAAACCGGAGCAGTCGAAACCGGTGAGGATCGCCACTGACGTGCTCATAACCACGATCTGTGTCGCCTTCACCGCTCTCATCATCATCGGAATCGTCAAACTCACCCTTATCGCTTTCTTCTAAGGACCAAGATGAACGTCTGCCGGCACTGCCATAAGCCCACCAACCAGCCCGTCTGCAATACCTGCGTGAGGCAGTTCAGAAGCGACCTGCGTTCCCTGGCGAACGGTCTGCCTAGCCTGCGGTCGATCGCGGCGAAGAAGGCACGCGTGATGGCGAAGCAATTCGGCGGCGGGACGAAGACCATCGCGCCGATACCGTTGAATGTCGGCGCATGGCAGCTGCTGGACGACATCAGGAAATACGCCGTATCACTCATGACCGCCCTTCACCTGCCGTACAGACGCTTCGAAGAGGAAACGATGTTCAAGGGGATCCTGCGGCATGTACCCGAACTCGTCTCACGACCCGATATCGCGCAGATTATGGATCTGGCCCATCAGGCGGTACACAAGATGGTCAGACAGTTCACTCCCCCACCCGAGAAGACTCTGATCGGCTCATGCCCCGAATGCGGTGCCGATGTGTGGTGTGATGACGCGGATATCGAGAGCGGATGGACGGTATGCGAATGCGGCACCACATTGAAAGTCCGTGAGGTCCAACAGCTCAGAATGCTAAGACTCGCCTCATGCGGCGCACAAGGCACCGCAGCCGAACTGTGCCGGTTCCTCAAACCCTGCGGCGTGACCATTCGCCGCAAAACGGTCAGCGAGTGGAAACGACGAGGCATCATCACACCCGTAACCGTAGACCAGGATGGCAGCCCCGTGTACTTGCTCTGGGACGTGTGGCACGCGTTTATCAGATGACTGTGGACGGGACTTGACAAACCAGCTGTGGACGTGCAGGTTAGTAGTGTTGACGTTTTTCGTAGATGGAAGACCAAACATTCCTATACTTCGAAGCTCGATAATTTCATATCAGGCCTTTCTGCTTAAGGTATTTCCACGAAGTAAAACCCTTCTTGTCTACTGGTTTGGCCCAACTATGAAACCATCGTGAAATGCCTGAATTATTGGAACAGCAAGGAATATTGCGGCACGTGCCTCCTCAGGCGAAATGTCAGGTACTCCGTTTTCATCACCGTGACGGTTACGTTGCGCTTCCCAAATACTTCGCATCATCAGCTGAATGACTCCACCATCTACATTACGCCGCGCTTCACTACTGGAATTATCGACCTCTATCATGTATTTCCAATGTTGGTTACGCATAGTGTTCAAACCTTTGCCAAGGGTATACACTTTGTCGTTAGGTCCAAGGGAATCCTTCGTTGCTGCTTCAATTGCCTTTACAGTATTTGAGTATGCTTCCGAAGGATTTGGATTGCACCCAAAGAGCTGCTGCCAAGCCGATGCAAGGAGCTCACCTGCGTTATCGCAATCTGTCATTGCTTTGTCGGCAGCTTTATCCATTGCAGGAGTAATTCGTTCTAGCAAACCTGGAAGTTTCCCACGCCTGCCTACCCGCCATTTAGATCCACCCTCTTCCAGAATATCGTCAAGATCATCCAGTTGTTCCTGAATATCATCTTCGGTAATCTCACTTTGCCCGTAATCTGCACTTATTGACAAAGAACCTGGATAATCGTAATGGACATCTGCATCATCATCTTCCGATGAAGGCAATTGAGCAACGTTGAAAACTAAGTAGTCGAGATAATCAAATATCAGATCTGCATTCCGCTGATATTCAAGCCTGAAACATCTATCTGTGTCATATTGGCTTAGCCCGGACTTTGCTCTGCGTTTCCTGTCAAACCTTTGAATGAATCTTGGCCGATCATCCTCTATCCGACCAAGGTCATTATAGCCAGCATTGAGCAATTGTTCGGAGTCCTGTGCCCATTCAATAAGGCTTTCTAAAAGATATTCTGGGACATCATCAACGAGAGTGTTATCAACATGAGTTATTAAAGGCTTCCAACTATTCATGGATATCAGCATAAAGCATCATGCATGAGAGAATGAGTTGATTGAGAAAGAACAACCGTCGCGCCAACGGTTGGCGCAGGGACAAGGTGGTGGCTCGCGTGCGTGCCGCCTACGATGTGTGCTGGCTGTGTGGCAGGCCCGTCGATAAGACGTTGCCCGCCGGTCTTCCCGGCAGTCCCGAGGTCGATGAGCAGATCCCGGTCAGTCGTGGTGGTTCGCCGTATGACTTCGGCAACTGCTTCCTTGCCCATCGCTGGTGCAACCGCATCCGTTCCAACCATACCGTCGAGTGGGCCCGGAAGCACATTCGCCTGCTCATCACCCAGGGTCACGCGGACGACATCAGGTCGACCTCGTTGCCGTTGGCGACGAGTGGTGATTGGTGACCCTGGGCGGGATACCCCCGTCAGCCGTTTCACAGCCTCCTCGGGTGCAGTGCTGTTCTCTCCCCGCGTGGTGGAAACGTTTCATGTGGTTCTTCCTACTATCCGTGAAACGTTTCCAATATCATTAAACCCTTGTGATTGCTGGCGTTCGCGTGATAGATGTCCGCTTGAAACGTTTCGGAGGTGACCGGCCATGCGATGCGCGGAATGCGGTGCGGAAATTCCCGACTCCGCGCGGCATGGTAAGCCACAGAAGTTCTGCTCTTCGAAATGTCGGCTGCGCGCCTGGCGTCGCGAGCAGAAGTCGAACGACACTTCTGAACCTAAGCGTCCTCCGACGAAGGCTGGGCAGAAAAGACGAAGCAGGCAGATTGCAGTGTCAGCGACGGCCGTACAGACACAGCCCGAAACACCGACGGAAGCCGAGCCGTACGACGTGCTGCTCAAACGCACCCAGAATCGTCTGCAGACCGCGATGTTCGACCCCCGCACCCCGTCGACGAGCCTTTCGGCATTGTCGAAACAGCTGCTCACGGTGACGAAAGAGCTGGAATCACTGACCGGCGGCGATGAACCACAGGTTCCTATGACCATGACGGAGGTTGTTGATGACGCCTTCGACTCCGAAGCTATCTGAGGCGGCCCGTCGACTCGTGGTACCTTCCGGCATCGTCTCATCGGATTGGCCCAGGGTTCGAGTCTTGGCCAAACAGCTATGCGGCATCGAATATGACCGCTGGCAGGACGGCCTTGGCATGGTCATGCTGGGCAAACGCCGTGACGGGTCCTATGCGGCCACGGTTGGCGGGATCCTCATCAGCATCTGCCGGCAGGCCGGCAAGACGTTCCTCATCGGGACGATGATATTCATGCTCAGCATCCTGACGCCTGGTCTCAAAACGCTGTGGACAGCGCATCGCAGCCGCACGTCCGACGAGACGTTCATGTTCATGAAGGGCATGACCAACCGGAAAGGAATCAGAAGGTACATCGCCGACGTGAGGAGCGCGAACGGCCAGCAGGAGATCGTGTTCTCGAACGGTTCGCGCATCATGTTCGGTGCCCGTGAGCGGGGCTTCGGACGAGGCTTCGACGATGTTGACATCGAAATCTTCGATGAGGCGCAGATCCTCACGGAAAACGCGCTCGACGATATGGTGCCGGCCATGAACACCGCTCCCAACGGTCTGGTGATCATGCTGGGAACTCCACCGAAGCCATCAGATCCATCGGAGGTATTCTCGCTGCGCAGAGATGAGGCGTTGAACGGCACGGATGACGACAAGATCTACGTGGAATTCTCCGCCGACCGAGACGCGCAGATAGCCGACCGCGAACAATGGAGGAAGGCCAACCCGAGCTACCCGCACAGGACACCGTCCACATCCATACTCCGACTGCTCAAACAACTCGGCGCTGACTCGTTCCGACGAGAAGGACTGGGGATATGGGACAACACCGCAACCGTCTCCGCGATAGACATAGCGAAATGGTCTCACGCCTCGTTGAATGCTCCCGACAAGAACGGCCTGATCGGCTACGCGATCGACATGCCTCCCGACCGAAGTTCGCTCGCCATCGGCGGATGCATCAAACATGCTGACGGCACCGCGCACATCGAACTGAGAAGCTTCGAATCAACCCAGTCGAAAGGCTCCGCGTGGGCGGTTGACTGGATCGCGGAACGATGGGACAGGACCGCCGCCGTGGTCATCGATGGGCAATCCCCCGCCATGGCTCTGCTGCCCGACCTGAAGAAACGCCACGTCAAGGTCATCACTACCAACGCCGCCGACATGGGACGCGCGTGCGGACGGTTCCAGGACATGCTCCGTGACGGACTGCTCACGCACCTGCCCAAGGACATGCAGCCGGCGCTGGACGTGGCCGTGGCCAACGCGACGACCAGGAACATCGGCACCTCGGGAGCCATCGGCTGGAACAAGCTCGGCACCGACATCGACATCAGCCCGCTCGTCGCCTGCACGCTCGCGCTGTACGGCACATTCATAACCAAACGCGACCCGAACCGACGGCAGAAGGTGATGATCTGATGAATGAACTGTTCCTTCCCCAAGGCGGAAGCATACAGATCAACGGAAGCCACGAGGGGAACCGCTTCCTCTCGACGGCAACGGAGAACGTCACCAGAATGCGTGGCGATGGAATCGACGCCGACGATCTAACGACAATCAACGATCTGCTCTCCATCTGGAGGGAAAAATACCCACGGAACCTCATTCGCAGCAGATACTACGACGCGCGTGAGAATCTCAAGGATTTCGGCATCAGCATCCCGAACAGTATCAAAAACAAGGTCGGCGCGGTAATCGGATGGCCCGAGAAAGCGGTGCGCTCGCTTGCGGACAAGAGCACCTTCGAGGGCTTCGCGGTACCCGACGGCAATGACAACCACGGCATCGCACGGATGATGGCCGACAACGAGCTCGACGTGGACGTGTCGGAGGCGATCATCAGCGCGTACAAGCACTCATGCAGCTTCATCACCGTCGCCAGAGACCCTGACAGTCCCGAGGACTCTCCACGCATGATCTTCATGCCGTGCTCCGCCGACTGGTCATCGGCGAAATGGGACCGCAGGCACCGACGCATCTCCGGCGCTCTGACCATCATCGACGACGACGCCGAAGGGCGCATAACGGAATTCAACGCATGGCTCCCCGGCAAAACGTACCACTGCACGAAAAACCAGGGTGTTTG